TGTGTTTATACACATTCTATGGAGTTTGTTTTCGGATATTATATCAAGTCTGGATATGTCTTATTTGCGTGAGGCTAATCCTCGCCCTGATAACATATATTCAAAACTAATATTATTTCGATACAAATTATTCAAGATTTACGGGTCTTGAATAGCTTATTTCGGTTTATCCGTAACATTTTATTATTCGTAGTTGTGCATTCTGACTATGCACCAGTTCATTCGAGTAATTTCTAGATCTGCACTAGTAGATTACTTGTTACATATAAATTGAAAAAAAAATAAAAATGCAGTATATAATAAAGATAGAAAGCCCGAATTGTAGTTAATCTTACTGTCGAGATTGGAGTACGGTTTTCATAAAAAATAAATAAAAACGATTATATTTGTTTTGCTCTTAACTGAGTGAAATCTTCATTTTGTCACCAGCCAAAAGATGGGTTGTGTAAATTGTGTCGCAAGACTCATAGTACAAGTTACACATTAGGACTCTGAACCCCCGCTTAGTGATAGGCTGCCGTAATAGTACATTCACAGAGATTTTATCTGAAATTGTTTTACCTTAGAGAGTAATTCTCAAAAACAATTTGTCACATCCCTACTGATATACGATGTAAAACTGAGAGATCACCCTTTTTTCTAAACGTATTAAACATGGTCGCAATTAACGAAACGAGCTTAAACGGAGTCCAGGATAACGCCTGGCCAACTGAAACTGAGGATAGCGCCTCAGCACACTATAACGAATTTCGAGAAATTGAGGGAAGTCTTTTATTAGACTTCTATGACTGGTTAAACCCCGAGGAACTTGATGGAGTTACTCGTGATTATGATACACTTCTCGATTTCCACAACCTATTTGGATATTATTATTTCCAAAAGTGGATCGAGTTTAACGATCTTGCTCAAGAAGAAACTTATGAGGAAGTTGAAGAACATTCTGAAGAAATTCAAGCAATGATTGATGATTTGCAAACTGAAGTTGAATTTTCAAGTGTTATGTTTAAATATGATGATTTAATCGAAGATCATGAAGGTCCAATGTTATTTTATATAACAGATTATGAACATATTTTAAGACGTAGAGTTGTCATTGAATTAAACGCTTATTTACGAGAAAATAAAAATAACCACGATAGTGATTATGGTGAATTTGATGATAGATTCCATGTTCAATCTAGAGATATCGATTCAAGCTATGGAGATTTTTCTTGTGAAGATCCTATAGATCTTGATTTATTCGATATCACTGTACAAAGCAATGACATTGTTGCCTCAACTGACGATTTTGTTTCATTGGTTGAAGATGCAGCTTGGTGTGGATATTTATTATATCGTTCACCAACAAAACGTGGCATCGCTGAAGCAATATTTACATTTGTAAAATTGAGAACAAAAGGAAGTATTTCCATTAATCTTTATAAATCACAACTTGTTTCTAAATTTCAAGAGATTCTAGGTAGTGACGTTGAAGAATTTGATATTCAAAGTGGAGATCATTTGTTTGTAGCAAAACAATTACTTGGTTCTTATAAAGAATTGATAAGTAGTCCAATTTACAAAAAATTATATCGCTGTATTATGTACGCTATATCTTTCGATATTTTCGATAAGGTTGGCATTAACATGGACAGCATTGGTTATGGTAAAATGGAAAAAGCTATCTTGAAAAGAAAATTCTTTAGTAAAGGAGATTTCATATACACTTTATTTGACACAGTTATTTTTATCCTTGAAAAAGGAGTACATGTGTATAAAACAGGTGATGTAGAATCAATAATACATTCTGGTTCGTCATATTCAGATTTACATGATAAAGTGTCTGAATTAAAACGAAAATCAAGATTGGTTAATAATGCTGAAGCACATGGTTTTGTCGAATCAACTTTTTATAGAGAGTTGGACGATACTATCGAAAAGATGGCTTCAATAAAGAAACATGCACGTGGTATGGATATAGCAGAAAAAGCAGCCATTTCACATCGTTATGATTAACTTCAAATGATAAGAGATGACTTATTAAGCTTATCTGCTTGTAAAAAATGAGAGACATGCCTTTTGGTGTATTGATTGTGGGAGATTCAGGTATAGGTAAATCTACTTTGACCGAATATCTTTTTCAATATTTTGGTAAGATCAATGGATTGAATGTTGATGAAACTTATAAATATACCCACAATTATTTTTCTAAACACTGGAATAATTTTAAATCCAGTTGTTGGTGTATTATTATGGATGATGTTGCAGCTGAGCACCCACAATTGGGTGATAATTCATCTGTGAGAGAAATCATTCAGGTTATGAACCCAGTTCCCTATTGTCCTGAACAAGCAGCGCTTGAAGACAAAGGGAAGACACCATGTAAAGCAAAATTGGTGATAGCCACATCTAATGTTGAGCATTTAAATGCGTATCACTATTTTTCCTATCCATCTGCCTGTCAAAGACGTTTTCCATTTATTATTACTCCTACAGTTAAAAAAGAGTTTTGCAATGAACAAGGTATGTTGGACTCATCATTAGTTAATGATGATGCTCCATATAAGGATCTATGGACGTTTACTGTGGAAATGGTTGTACCAAGGAAAATTGGGAACGTGAAAGAAATGAAAAGTCTCGCTACCAAGAAAATTATACTTAAAGATGCAAATCAAAAAGATTTCTTTGTGTGGTTTAGAGATGCATTTCAACACTTTAATGCAAATGCACGACGCGTGAAAGATTCAATGAAAGAATTGAAAACGTCCGAAAATTGTATGTGTTGTGATTTACCAGAGCAGATGTGCTTTAAAGTACAATCTAATGATATGGAATTTTTCCACGTCACTCTGCCTGCATTAATTATGAATTGGTTTTTCAATACATGTATTGGATCATACCTTAAGAGAATGTTTTTTGTTCTTTATCTCACATTATACATCTCTGTTTTCTATGATAAGTATTCATGGAAAACTCGTCAAGCTTTAATCTGGGTTGGTTCAAACCTCCAGAATAAGCATTATTGGTATAATATGGGTCAAAAGGTTAAATCAAATTATAAAATACCATTAATTTTTACAACTGCTCTTGCGTTTTTGTATATAGCTCGAAGAACATATAAAACTTTTAATAGTTTGCGTGTCGAGGGAGCTGTAACAGAAAAGTATGGTTCTACACCTACTGCAAAGAACGAGGAGAAAGAGAATGTATGGTATAAAAATGAATACACTTTAACACCATTTGATATGACTAGACAATCGGCCTCGGCTATGTCTGGGTCATTTGAAGATTTTAAGAATTTAATATCTCGGAATTGTATAAGTGTTCGTATTGATAATCCAAATAATCCTGGAACATATAGACCAAGCAAAATGCTATGTATCAGAGGTCATATTTATATGGTGAACAATCATTGTATACCTACGATACCGACAAGCACAAAAATGCATGTTGTTCAATCATGCGGTCTTAATGTTAATGACAATTTGTCTTTCACAATAGATGAATCTAACATTGAACGATATCCTGAAAGGGATTTGGCTTTTATTCATATCCGAAATATACCTCCAAAGAAAGATATATCTAAATATTTTCTTTCTGAAAAATCTGAAGGTCCATTAAAAGGACAAACGGTTGGACGGGAATTCGATGGAAGTATAGTTGGAGTGAAATGTGAGAATGTTAGATTAAAAAGACAACAAAAGTTTAGTACTCAAATCACAGGCGCATTAAATTGTGACTTGTGGGTTGGTGCTACCACTCAAGTGACTAAAGAAGGAGATTGTGCATCTGCTTTTCTAGCTAATACTGGCTTAGGTTATGTT